ACAATGACTTCGACCAAAATGCTAATAATATGATGATTGTATTAAAACAACTGATCGATGATATAAATAAGAACGGACAAAAAACAATACCAACCATTTAACCTATTGACTTTCCCATAATTTATTGTTATTTTTGTAATAAAGTATGGGAGAGACAGTTAAATCGGTTTTATGTAAAAAGAATGTTAATGATGATATAGCATCTAATATTTTAGACTCATATCAAAACAAATTACCATTGGTTGTTGCGGAATATTTTTGTTATGCTTTTTATCAAAATATAACTTGTAAACAAAGAATAAATCACGCTTTACTCATCAAATTTTTAGATTATAAAGACTCAACCAGATTTATTTTTAGTCGGTCGTATTCGGGTCAAATAACCCTAGATGGTATTGAAATATTAATACCAGAAGATCATGAAGATGATTTCATGGATAAATACAGTAATTACATATTTGGTAACTCACTAAATAATAATGTGACTTTTAATGATTCTGACGTTAATGATATATTTTTAAATGGAAATAAAACAAGTATATGTAAAATATATTTTGATTAAACCATTTTTGATACTGGTGTTGTCGACCATGTTTTACAAGCCCAGTATCTAGCTTTCCAACGAGGGCCTGGATTATCACAACGATGTCTAGCCCTAAAGTTTTTTCTACGTCTTGGGTTATCTCTTTTTATCTCCATATTCTTATCACCAAAGTTAACCTTTACAACATTACCCTTATCGTTCTTAACATGGACTTTATATTTTTTAACATCACCTCTCATAATTTTACCAAGTGATACTTTTCTACCTTTATATTCAGCCTCATTTAATTCTTCAGTCATTGAATAATATTCATATAAAGCTTCGTTAATTATATTTTCTAAATTAAATGGTGTGTCGCCTTCATTTAAATTTTCTTTTACAAATTCTAAATCATCTATAATACCATAACCAGTTTGCATATTACAAATTTCATCGATTAATGATGAAATGATTTCATTATTGATCATTTCTTTTTCTGTATACATTTCTGTTTGATTATCAACAGATTGTGTTGTTAATTCTAAAATTTTAAATTTTGTTGTTACCATAAATTATTATTAATTTAATATAAATAGTTAGAAAAGTTTATATATTAAAATATTTATTATTAAATTTGTACGATGAAATATATAGATAAGGATAAATATAAAATGGTTTACCCAGGTAAAAATGTCATGATATTAGTCGATATCAATAAATTTTTAAATCGATTTAAAAAAGATGATTCTGATTTTTATATCGATATGAATACCACAATACCATTTAGTATTGGTAGGATTGAAAAAGCCGTGGATTATATTCAAAAATACTCTGAAGATAATAGATGGATAAATCCAAAAACAAATGAAAGAATGGATTACGAGGTAATGTTTGAACCAACATTAGCAAGTATAAATGATGGAAAAATGGGGATTATTGATGGTAGACATCGTGTAGTTGCACAAAAAAAATTAGGGTACACCCATACGTATATAGAAGTACCCAAAGAACAAAAAGAATTATTTAATGATGTTATTTAAGAAAAGCAATCGCCTTTTCTTTTAAAGAACCGTTTGTGATATCATCAATATTATCACTATTGATAATAACGAATTTACCATTACCATCTTGCCACTCCTCAGAGTTAACAATATTTATATCATTATTACGCGATGCATTATAATTCATGTAATTAACTAACGCGTCAGCTAAATCATCGCTGTTAATAGAATCCTTCCAATCCTCAACTGGTGCCATGCTTCTACCATCCTCATCCTCAACACTCTCTTCAGGTACTTCGAGAAAATCGAATAACTCATCTTTAATATCAGACCATTTATTTGTACCCGACAATCCTTCCCATGCATCAATATCCGTGTAATACAATTGATTATTTTCTTTATTTCTAATTAAAAAAGAAGCGAAAGTGTTAGCAACCAATTCAAAATTACCATCACTAGTAATAGCTTTACTTGTTTTACCACCCCCTTGATTCCATGGCGCACTACTCGTGTCAGATCCAGGTGGATAATTATCAACAAACTCCGTTATTTTTTTGGATTCAATCGCCTCAAATATTTTTTGCATTTGATCTTCAGTTATCTTATATTTTGCCATTTTGTTTTTTTTATAAATAGTTGTTATTAATTTATTTTCCAGGTAAATCGTATATTATGTGTTGCTTCACTATAATATGTTATTATGTTATTATTCAATTGGTTATAATCTGTTGTATACATATTTTTTATTTTATAAAATAAAAATAATTAAAATATGATAAATGTAAATTAATATTGGAATTCAATTAAAAACCCACCAGCCTTTTCATTAATCTCAATACCAGTTAAATAAAAACCTTGATTATTAGACAATCTTTTTGATGTTAACATTACATTACTAACTGCTAAATCACCAATATTAATATTACCATATCCACCAACGGAAAATTCACCAGATAAGGTATTATCTTTAATTTTATCCCCCTCGATAGTAATTTCAAAACTTTCCTCAAAGGAATCGTCATCACCCGTCAAATCCAAAATACCCATTAATGAGATACCAATTGGTATTAATTCTATTGATTGAATACCTTCAGGCATATAATCAATTGATAAACCATATTTTGCAATTGCTTTATAAATATTTATATAAATATCAAATTCATTACCGCCCACTAAAATAACATTTTTGGTACCTGGTTTAATATAATCTTTAAACATCGAATTTAAACCCTCATAATATAAATTAATATTTGTGGTTTCCGCCGTAAACACATCCGCATTGCCATCGATCTCATTTATTGAATCCTCATCAATAACACTTTCATCACTTAATGTTTGTTGACCATGATTAGCCAGCTTTTTAGCTTCTGTGTAATTCATTATTGATTCTAATTGAGATTCGGATATCCTGTATATTTTTTTCATAATTAAAATATTTTAATTATAAATAGTTTAAAATATTATATAATTCTGATAAAATCACCAATATTAGTAGGGATTGGTAATAGTCTGGAAAAACCAAAAAAACCCGCTCTATTATTTTCTCTTAATGTGTTAGATAATAGTAAATTTTTGTCAGAATATCCAGAAACAATAAGTGGGGTACCAATACCGCATATGTAATAATCTTTTTTATTTGGTAACATACAAACAAAAATAGTTTTCCGATAAGTTAATTTATAAACTAAAGGAAATAAACCATATGTGAATGTACAGATATCTATTTCACCGCGTGATAATAGTTTATTAATCTGTGATTTCTTTACATTTAAAATATCATTTAAATCCACAATACTAATATCCAAGAATTGTTCAATAACCAAATCACCAGCAATTTGCATAAATAATTTACGATAATAATCAATTTCAGATTCATTTAGTTCCCTATTTTTTTTAACCTCATCTTGTTTTATTAATTGAATGATTTTTGTGGATAGTTGCTTTCTCTTAACATCATTTAATTGTACCTTTTTAAAGGTATTAATACAAGGTTCAAATGAATTTTTATAATTTATTTTACATTCCATGATACAAAAATAAAAAAAAATAAACGTAATTCCAAATTTTTTATTACTTTTGTAAAAAATTTAAATAGGTATGTACACAGATGAACAATCAAAGTTTATTAATTACAAGGGTGAAGATTCAATCATTCTATCGGCAACAGCTGGTTCGGGCAAGACACACAGTACTGTTGGTAGGTTAAATAAGATGGTTGAAGACGGTGTTGACCCTAGTAAAATAATCTTCTTTAGTTTTACCAATGACGCTGTTAATGAATTAAAATCTCGTATTAAACACGATGTTAAAATAACAACAATACACAGCTTTACCAGTAGTTTATTAGGTAAAATGGGATTATTTAAACCTATTGTTACTTTTTATGATTTTACCAATTGGTATAAAGATAAATATAAACCACATATAAAAGATCCGATGAAAATTAAAAAAGAGTATGCTGAAACTATTGATAAATTTTATGAAGAAAGTGGTGTAATTTCAGCATCATTTTCAGCTTATAAACTACAATCTACGGATGATGTTAAATCAGCAAAACCAAGGTTTTATGATGCGTATGCTAAATTTATTAAAGAAACAAAAAGTAGAGATTTTTCTGATATGTTAATTGATACCGAAAAATTATCAAGAAACCCACAATACAAAAAATATTTTGAGAATATATATGAATATGTTTTTGTTGATGAATATCAAGATACATCAACACTACAAATGAAAATATTATTACAATTAAATGCGAAACAATATCATTTAATTGGTGACGTGAATCAATCAATATATGGGTTTTCAGGTGCTAATTGCGAGGCTATTGAGAGTTTATTAAAGAGTAAACGTAAAACAATTCAAATGACACTTACTAAGAACTTTAGATCGGCTATTAAAATTGTTGAAAATTCAAATAAATACAGTAACTTAACTGCAATACCATTTCATGAAAAAGAAGGTATTGTTAATCATAAATTGATTGATGAGTTCCAATTAGCTGAAATGATGGAGGATGGTAAACCTTTAACAATGTTAGCGAGAACTAATTACACTATTAAAGAAATTGAAAAAGAATGTTTGAAAAAGAAAATTAAAATGAGATATTTTAATTTTATAACGGGTCAAGATATTAAAAATATTCGAGAAGGTAAGATTAACCCATCATTGAAAAAAAGAATCGATGCTGTGGCACCTTATCATGGTAATGTTATGGGTTTAATTGGTTTCATTGAATCAAATAATGAATGTGAAGTTTTCATAACAAGTATACATAAAAGTAAAGGTCGTGAGTTCCCAAGATGTGTAATCATAAACTCAATTGACCCAGAAATGATAGAAAATGATTATGATTATAAATACACCTATTTAACCGATGAAGGTGATGTTGATATTGAATCTAGAAATATTCACTATGTTGCGGTAACAAGACCAAAAGATGAGTTATATTTTTTAATACGTGAATAAAAAAAGAGAGCTTAAAGCTCTCTTTTTATTTATCTACCCTGACCTCTGTATGCTTTTTTATAATTTTTAGATTTCTTTTGTTTACTGGTATTACTTTTAGCGTGAATATTAGGTCGATTTTTCTTTGCTTTTTCCTTATACCCTCTGGAAGAGTTTGTTTGTGTTTTTTTTGCCATAATTAGTAATTTATAATTTGTTTAAATCTATTAATTTCTTCATTCATCATGTCTTCCGCATCCACCATAGCGTCTATTTTAGGTTCTTTAAGTTCAAAATCAAGGTAATGTTTAGCACTAGACATCATTTCTTTTGCTTTAATGATTTTTGATTGCCACCAGTGCGGAAAATCAACCTCACCTTTACCTTCGAATTGGTCTACCATCTGATAAAGTGCCATAGCGTATTTCCCAATATGATATAGATCGCTTTTAAGCATATGTGGTTCATCATCCTCATGCCCCAAATCCATATCTTCCATCTGCATTTTTTCTTTTTTAACATCCTTAAACATATCACCATTTTCTTCATCATCAGTATCAAGTTCACCTTGGTCACCTGTTAATTTTTCTTCATATATATCATTGTCAGGATTATAGCTTGAAGACGTAACACTATAAGGTTCCTGTGTACTATTTGAAGATTCAACATAAAACTCTAAATTAGGGAACATTTCAGATAAATTATCGGCTCTTTTTTGCGCCTCTTCTTGAGTATCATAATAACCATGATATCCTATATTACCATATCCGCCATCTTCTAATACATGGTAATACACTTTTTTACCACTAGCTTCCATTTGATCCTTATCTCCCTCAAACATATCACCAACTTCCTCACTTAAAGCACCTAATTCAACATCATCCATATTCTTTGTATATTTACCAGATTCTTGATCATCATACTTACTAACCATGTCATCCATGTCATCTTTTTTATTCCATTTCGTACTAAGATAAATATCATTACTAGTTGTTAAATCTCGTATTCTACCACCTATCTCATGATCCTTCATTTCATAACCAGCCCAAATTTCATACGAAATACCATTTTTATCTTCACCTACTAATTCCGCATAATAATAATCACTAAATTCTGTGGGATCAATATTATCAACTTCAAACTCAATTTGTTCTGTTTCACCATTAATTGTTTTGATTGTCACCAACGCTATATTACCTTTAACACTATCAATAGAAATAATTTCAGGTTCAGAACCCTCATTTTCAAATACTTTACCTTTAGCACCAGCTCTCATTTTCATAAATGATTCCTTTTTCTCTTCTCTAATTCTAAGAGCGTTCAATGCATCCCTAGTACCCTCAAAACCAGGTATTTCAAAATCACGATCACCAATTTCTTCATCAATCATCTCTTTTGCTGTATCACCAGCAATATTTAAAGCCCCTTTATAATCACCATCAACTAAAGCATCTTCAACACCATCAATACCATTTGCAAATGTTGCTGTATCAGCTAAATCACCAGATGACATGCCAACCATTCTTTCTAGCATATAATCAATTAATTTAATAGCGGTTTTGCGATCACCCATTTCTGAACGCCATTTATCAATAGTGTTCTTAGTTTTTTCACCAACCTCTTCTTTTAAACTTGTCTCTTTTTTAATTGTATCAACCTCTTCTTTAATTATTTTTTTAATACAATTCTTCAATTGTGATTCGTTAATTCTAATTATTGTTTTTTTATTCATGTGATTTTAATTTTATATAAATAGCTTATAGTTTAATAAAATTTTAACCGTCTTATTTTCTCACCCAAATCCATATCATTTGGTGTTTCTTTGATAATTTGCTTAATTTTATCAACTAA